GTGGCCTGGTCAAGAAGGTCGACGGCGTTGACCGTCAGCGAGGTGAGATTGGAAAGGAACGTGCTAGTTGCCATTGGTCGGCTCTGCTTTCTTGTCGGTCTTCTTGACGGTGATGAAGCCGTGCTCGAGGAGCGCGGCGACGTTGACGCCTTCGGGCGGATCGAAAGGTGCGCCGGGCTTGCCGACGCGCTCGCTGACGATCACGTATTCGATGCTCATGCTCGGGCCTCCATTGTTGCGGTTAGCTCGTAGGCGGGCATGACTGCGTTGCCTACCTCGACGGTGACTGGCCGGCCGTCTGTGACAGCGACGTTGGCCGAAAGCACTTTCGCGCACAAGTCGAACAGCGACCGTAGCGCGTCAAGGTTTCCGGGGCCAAGAGCGAAGAGCTGTACCGGAAACTCTAACCGCACGAACTTGTTGTCCATGCTTGGCGTCGACCAGGTCGGCGCGCCAATCAGCACGCAGGGAGGCTTGATATTTCTGGGGTCGTTGACGACGACGAGGCCGGTGACGGTTGCGAGCTGCGTCGCCAGGTTGTTGAACGCGGTGTTGAACAGGTCGGTGTATGCCATTAAGCGACCTGCGGGCGGTCAATGCCGAGGAGCTGCTTCACGATGCCGCTGAGGCCGACGGTGTTGCCTGCCGGGTTGAACTGGTCGAAGCCTGCAAAGTCTTGAACTGAGCCACGCTGACGGTAGAGCGCACCGGCGTACATGCTGACGCCGAGCTTCACATCGTTGGACGGCACGGTGGTGAGGCTGTCGAAATACCCGGCCTCTTGACGGCGGCGGAAACAGAATGCGTTGGCGGCGTCGGTGCAGGTTGAGATGAACGCGGTGTCGGCGGCCGTGGCGGCGACGCCACCGAGCCAGTCGTCGACGTTGGTCGAGGTGACCCACGTACACGTGAGTGTGTATGTGATCGTGCCGGCGTAGATCTCGATTGGCTCTTGAATGTTCGTGGTTTGAACATTCCGGTACATGACCTGGTTTGGTCGTGGAATGTTGGTGTCGTAGATTGGTTCGCCGGTGGTGGCGTTGACACCAAGGTATTGGTACTGCGGGAGCGCGTAAACGGTGAACGTGCCGTTGAACGCGGTGGTGGCAAGCGACGCCACGGTGATAGCGCGGCCGACAGCGATCTCGGTTGCCACCGAGGTCTCCAGGACAGAGAAGTTGTCGACCTGCTGCTGCGCTATCACCGTGACGACTGCCATGGTTACGCCTGCGTGATCTTGCGGATCATGCCGGGGATGGCAGCGAACGTGCTGGCATACCCGTGGTAGCTGAACGTGCGGCCGAGCGTCGACGGGGCCTCGAGGGACATGATGCCCTTCTGCTGCTCGTAGAACTCGAACGCGTCACCGAAGCCGGTGCCGACCTTCGTGATGATCATCGTCTTGGCGGCGAACGATCCGTCGACGACCATCTGGAGGCCGAGCGGGTTCTGACCGCTCCAGGTGGTGGCGTCACCGGCACCGAGGGTGTTGAAACCCTGGAGGCTGGAGCCGATGGCCGGGAAGATCGGGCGGCCGGTCGTGTCGACGAGCTGGCCGATGAGGCCCCAGGTGGCCGGATCCACGAAAATGTGGGTCGGGAAGAAGTTCCTGGTCGCCGAGATGTCAACGGCAGCGTCATAGATCGACTTCATGAGGTCGGTGACCGACAGATCCCAGACGCCCGAGGTGGTGGCGGCGGCGAGAAGGTTGGTGCAAGCGAGCGCGTCGGATGCGATCATGTACTCACCGACGAGGTCGTTCAGGATCAGCTCCATGGCTGCGGGCGACGTGAAGTCGATGTCCTGCACCGAGAGGGTAACCTGGCCGGCCAGCGTCGTCTTCGACACCGTGTTGGCCGCGATGACCATCGTCGTTGCGCTGACCGCGGTGTTCTCCGTCGACTGCGCCGCGACACTCGTGTGAGTCGTGATCGTCGGCCTCACGAAAGTCTTGCTATGCCCATCATCGGGGAATGCGCGTGCGCCGAGAGCGTTGACGACCGGGCGGATGAAGTTGAGATCCTGAACGAGAGGGCCGAGCACCGGCACGGGCAGCAGGCCGGGCGTGTTCGTGGTGGCAACGTCGCCGGCGGCAGCCTCGAGGATCGACTGGGATGCCTTGCGGGCCTCAACATACTGCTCGTTGATGCGGCGGAACGTGTCACCGCCGATGTGCATGGCGGCAAGGTAGTCGCTCGGTGACGGCATCCGGAACTCACGCTTGGGAGTCGGGTACAGCGGAGCGGTCGGGATCGTGACCGGCTCCGGCTCGGGAATGATCGGGTCGGCCATGGCCGGTGCCTCGCTTTCGCTGTCGCTGTTGGTTGCGGGCGGCGGGGTTGCCGCTACCTGGGAAATCTGTGCTGCTGCCCACGCGCCTTGCGTGACAAGGGACAGCTCGTCGAACGTGGCGGCGGTGACATGCATGACACCGTTGTTGTCGAACGTGAACTCGGTTGGGTTGATGCCGACGCTGACGCTGTCGAGAACGCCGTCGGCGGCAAGCACCAGGGCCTCGTCACCGAGTCGCGTTGAGCTGATCGTCGCGGTGAAGTACATGCCTTCGGCCGAGTCGACGCGTTCGGTGACAAGGCCGATGGCCTTGCTGCTGTCGTGTGACATGTACAGCTTCGGCTTGCGTCCGCCGGTGATGAGTGCGCCACGCTCGAGGATGACTCGGGTGCCGTCGCTGACGGTGGCCTCGACGCCGTACGGGGCTGCCAGGCCGGTGATGGTGCGGCTGGGCATGCCGTCGATACCGGCGGCGTCGATACGCAGGTCGTCGGTTGATACGAACCTAAGCATAGGTGGCAGGCTCCTCGATGTCGTTCATGACCGCGTCGGTCGGAGGGTTGAGCTGTTCGGTTACCTTCACCGAATCGGGCGCGTAGTTGTCGATGAGGTACGCCTCGGTGTCGAAAGCAATAAACGTGCCGCGGGGCACGACGTTGTCGCCGCTCAAAGTCTCGGAAATACAGTCTGCGTACGGCTTGACCCCAAACATGTAGAGGTCGTGGCGGCTTTGCGTGCTGGACTGGTAGCTGTAGCTTCCGGTCGAAACACCCAAGAGAAAAGGAGGCACGTTCGTAAGTCTCGCGCACTCCAACGCTTGGTACTCCGAAGCAGCGATCAACAGCATCTTGTCTGGCAGCGCCGAAGTCTCCGTATACGTCAAAAACTCGTTGAGTGCGGCGGTCTGGTTGGTGGCGCGGGCTGCGTTGAAGCTGGCGGCCAGGTCGGCCAGCTCGCTGCCACTCAACGGTTCGCCGCCGGTCTGCTTTAGCACGCCAGCCGGGATGCTCGAGCTGGCGTTGCGGCCGCGAGCTGCCTCGAGCTTCAACGCGATCTCGACGACAAGCGGTGACTGGTAAATGATTCCTTCGACGCCGCTGATGAACTGCACCAGGTCGTCAGGGTTCATCTGTCCGCCCTGGAAATACACAGACTTGGACGGCGCGAAGAAAACGGGCCCGTGCTGGTCGGTTGTCTGAACGCTGCCGGCCGGAAGTCTCGTAAACGTCGCTGGGAAGCCGTCGGCGGTGCGAGATGTGATGTACAGGAACGCGCGACCGAAGAAGAAGATGTCGTCAAACAGCCAGCTCAACAGCGTCGAGTTGGGGATCTCGGGGTCAAGGCGGCGCAACCAGGAACGCGGCGGAACATAAGTTCGTTCCATTTCCTCGCCGTTCCACATCTCCTGGTACATGCGAAGGCTCATGCAGCCGATGACGCTAGCCATGAGGTCGCGGGCGCGGCTGATCGCGGCAACGCTCATCGCGGAGTTACGGAGGGCGCCTTCCTGGTAGCTGTAGTACTGGCCGACCATGTTCGGGCCTGCCATCTGCTTGGACTGGCTGTACCCAAGGGCGGCGGCGACGCGAGGTGCTGGCGACACCGCCGCCCTGTTGACCTTTGCCGTACCGCGAAAGCGCATACAGCAAACGTAGCAGGTTGATAAGCCGTCCTGCTAGACCACTTTGGGTCGATTACAGGAAGCGGATAAACACAACGCTGGCCGGAGTCACCGTGCGAGTGCGGCGGAACACGCCGTCACGGCCGTGCAGTTGCTTCGTGTTGCCTTCAATCGTCAGCAGCGTGTGCGTCAGGCCGAGCGACGGCGAGGTTGCAGTACGCACGACCTGGTCGACGATGCCGACATGGTCGAACTCTGGCTTGACGTGATCCCATGCGAACACGACGACGTCGCCGGCCTGCGGCTCGCTGACGATCAGCTTGTGGTCTCGGCCGTACTTGACCAGGTTGTTGCAACTGGCGGCGCCGGCAATCTTCTGCTTGAAGCCTGCGACCTGGAGAACGTGATAGACAAACGCTGCGCACCAGGGCGATCCGACGACAGCGCCGGCGGCAAGGTTCCATTTGTCAATGTTCGTGCCGCGGTTGTTTGGGCCGACCTCGGTGACGCCTGCGTATTCGGCGGCAACAGCTACAAGGCTGCGAGCGGTTGCCTTTTGCGACGGTGTAGCGGTCATGCTGAGACTCCTATGGTTGGACGGCCCACGACCGTCGGCTTTGCCACCAGGGCGGCTGCCCAGATGACCATGCGGGCCAGCTCGATTGGGCCGGCGCTCTTCTGCGAGCTGAGCGCCATGCTCGCCTGTGTCTTGACGGCGACGGCACGGCCGATCTGCTCGTCGAGCTGGTCGTTCTTCATGTGCAAGAGGCGGCGCTCCATGATCATGTGGTGGACGAGCGGCGTGAACCTGAGCAGTTCCTTGTAGCCGACAATGGTAGTGCGTCTGTCCAGCTCGAGCGGCCAATGCGGCTCAACGCTAGGCGAGACAGCGAACTGCATTAGCGGGTACTGAGCGCCGAGTTCGACGGCTTGGTCGACGGCGGCCTGCCATGTGTTTACCGCGAACGTCACCTCGACCACGGCACGCTTGTCGTCGTTCAACGCTGCCCGCAGGCCGTAGTAGATCGTGTCATCAACGCTCGTCTCGATGGCAAGCACGCCGCCCTCCGGCATCGTGTCGGTCTCCAAGGCGGCCCAGCGTCCAGGTGGCAGCCAAGACTTGAGCGCACTCACCCAAGTGTTGTTGGATCGCAGGAACGAGGCGCGGTCGGGGTTCTCGGACTCGGCCGCCAACGTCGGCAACTCCAATGTGTGACCGAGCGCCGGGTTGGAGTAGGCCCACGCTTCGGGCGTCATCGGGTCGAGACTTGACGGTGCAGACCACTCAGCGAAGAAGAGCGACGAGGTCGACTTGGTCTCAACAGCTCGCAAGCCTTGCTCACGCCAGTTGATCAGGCTCTCGCTGCTCTCCGTGCCAGCCGTCGACCACATGCTCAGCAGCGGCGACTTGCGAGCACGCATTGACGGAACCAAGCCGGTGTCGATGGCGGCACGGCCAATGTCCCAGAGTTCGTCGGCGACGGCCAGGTCAACGCTGAGACCGTGACCAACACTAGGCGAAGCGGCACGCACAAACCACCGCGTGCCGTCCGGCATCGTGGCCTGTTGCCGGCCAAACGAATGGCCGAGCTTGGCGCCGAACTCCTCCTCGAGCAGCGGCGCCAGGTCTTGAAAGAGCAGCGACGCCAACGTCAGACTGTGCGCCGTTGACACGATGGTCTGCTTCTGGCCGCGTAGCTTTGGCATCTCGGTTGCCCACCAGCCGATCAAAGGACGCAGGCAAGCAGTCTTGCCGTTCTGCCGTGCCGTGGTCGTCAACGCGGAACGATGCACGAGCTCGCCGTCGACGTGCGCGAGCTGGCCGTCAAGGGTGAAGCGCTGCCATGGCATGAGAGTCACGCCGAGGTACTCATCCGACCATGCCCCCACCTGGGGGCCGAACGACTCGACGCCGTCAGGGACAGTCGTTGCCAGTCGCGGCCGGTCATGGCTGATC